ATCTATCAGATCTCTCCAGAAGAGACTCCATTCATGTCTAATGTTGGTCGTGAGAACGTCTCCAACACATTCTTTGAGTGGCAAACAGATGATTTGGCTTCTGCTGTTACAACTAATGCGCAGATCGAGGGTGATGACATCACTTCTTTCACCGCTGTTACTCCTACAGTTCGTTTGGGCAACTACACCCAGATTAGCCGTAAAGACGTAATCATTGCTGGTACTTTGGAAGCTGTTGACAAAGCAGGACGTCGCTCTGAGTTGAGCTACCAAATGGCTAAAAAATCTGCCGAGCTAAAGCGTGACATGGAGACAACCATCTTGGCAAACCAAGGTGCTGCCGCTGGTGACACATCTACAGCTCGTAAGACTGGTGCTTTGTTGGCATTCTTGAAGACCAATACAAACGAAGGTACAGGCGGTGGCGATCCTTCTTACACAACAATCCCAACTGATGACCGCACAGACGCTACTGCTGGCGACTTGCGTTCTTTCAGCGAAGCATTGTTGAAGGACGTTATCCAGAAGGTCTGGACACAAGGTGGCAACCCATCTATCGTTATGGCTGGTCCTGTTAACAAACAGAACTTGTCTAAGATGGCTGGTATCGGTGCAACACGTTTCAACGTGAATGGCCCCAAGCCTTCCACTATCATTGGCGCTGCAGACATTTATGTCTCCGACTTTGGTAATGTGAGCATTGTTGCCAACCGCTTCCAACGTGAGCGTGATGTTTTCGTGCTTGATCCTGAGTACGCAAGCATTGCTTATCTGCGTCCCTTCCAGACAGTTGAACTGGCTAAGACAGGCGATGCCGAGAAGCGTATGCTGTTGGTTGAGTGGGGCTTGAAAGTGAAGAACGAGAAAGCTCATGGCGCTGTTTACGACTTGAACAGCACAATTCAGTCTTAATCTGAACTAAGGGGTGGGCTAATTACCCACCCTTTTTAACTTATGACAACAAAAATCTTTGACTTTGATCCCATCATGGGAACCAAGAAGCTTTGGCATTACGATGCTCAAACTGACCAAGCAACTATTGAGACAGTTATTGATGCTACTCAAATAGTTGAGGAGAACAAAGAGAGATTTAAATCTTTTGATGAACGAGCAAATTGGAATGGAGATATGCATCATGTGGCATCTATCCCAATGGCTTTGTACTATCAAATGAAAGCTGAAGGAAAACTTGATGACCAAGCTTTTATGAAGCGTTGGCTCAATTCGCCTGAAAATCGTGCATTCCGCACAAGACCTGGAGAAGTTTAATGGATAGTAAGACCATTGGAGTTTTGATTCCAACACGGGACTTTGTTAATTCTGGATTTTCTTATGACCTAGCCAGATTGGTTGGGTTTACAGTAGGCAACACTAACCACAAGGTAGTTTTGTACACTAGCTCTGGCACATTGTTGTCAGCTCAGCGTCAGGATTTGGCTAAATCTGCTATTGAGGCAGGTTGCACACACACATTATGGTTGGATAGCGATATGCGCTTTCCAAAGGACACCATAGTCCGATTATTGCAGCATGATACTGGTATCGTTTGTGCCAACTATGCTAAACGTAGATTCCCTACTGAACCTATTGCGGTACGAAAAAATACCACAGATGAGGATGCAAAAACTATTCAGAGGGTATATACTGAAGACCATTCAACTGGATTAGTTGATGTAGATTACTGCGGCATGGGTGTAATGCTCGTAAAAGCCGAGGTCTACAAGACAATGGAATATCCTTGGTTTGCTATCCCTTGGGTTCCAAATGCACAAGACTACATGGGCGAAGATGTCTGGTTTTGTCGCAGAGCTGCCGAGAACGGCACTAAAACCTATATTGACCAAGACCTTTCAAAAGAGGTTCATCATATTGGTTCATTTGAATTCAAACATGAGCATACATTGATGTGCAGGGATGTAGAAAATGGCACTTGATACTTTTGCAGGACTTAAAACTACGATAGCGGATTATCTCAATCGAGATGATCTGACTAGCATTATTCCTAGTTTTATTGCTCTTGCAGAAGCAAAGTTCAATCGTAAGTTGCGTGTTCGCCAAATGATTAAACGTGCGAATGGACAGATTGAAACAGCATTCTTTGCATACCCATCAGACTGGTTACAGGCCAAAGAGTTTCAGTTAAACACAAGTCCTATTGTTAGGCTTGAGTTTGTAACTGAGGCTTATGGTGATAACTTGAAGGCCAGTAGGTACATTTCTACTGGTAAACCAGCTTACTACACAATTACTGGCACGCAGTTGGAATTCATCCCTGCACCAGATCAAACTTATTCCGCAGAACTTACATATTATGCTAAGATTCCTGCGCTGAGTGATTCAAACACAAGCAACTGGCTTCTGGCTTATGCCCCAGACTTGTACTTGTACGGAGCTTTGTTAGAAGCAAGCCCGTACTTGAAAGACGATGAACGTCTTGCCACATGGGGTCAGTTGTATACCAACTCCTTGGGCGACATAGAGGTTGCAGATCAAAGGGCATCTGTTTCTTCTACTCCTATTGTTCGAGCCCGTTCTTTGGGGTGATATATGTCTTCTTTTAGTAACTACACAGAAAACCTCGTTCTGACATGGTTGTTTACAGGTAGTTCTGCTACCCGTCCAACAGCTTGGTATGTTGGTTTGTTTACTGCCGCACCTAGTGATTCTGGTGGTGGCACAGAGGTAACTGGTAATGGTTATGCCCGTGTAGCTACAGGAACTATCTCTGGTAGTGGCACAGCAACAACTTTTACGAATGCGGCTGCTATTGAGTTTGCAGCGGCTTCTGGTGGTAATTGGGGAACAATTGGTTGGGCAGCAATTTTTGATGCTTCAACTAGTGGCAATATGATTGCTTGGGCTCCATTGACTACTTCAAAAGATATCAATGACGGGGATATTTTCCGTATTCCTGCTACAAGTTTGTCTATCACATTGAGTTGATATGGCTGCTTACGGGCGTGGCGATTACAGCGGAGGCAGATACTCCTATGGAGCGTACTTAGGTGCGCTTGCAATTGAGTCTACTTCTACTGTAGTTGTTGCTGGCGACAAGATAAAAGATGCTCAGTTTGAGATTTTCTCTACAAGCTCTGTATCTGTAGACGCAGTAAGGATAGCAAATAGTGCGGCTAGTATTACAGGAGAATCTGTATTAACAGTCGCAGGTGGTATTGATGCAGTCGGTAATGTAAATATTGTTGCCACAAGTGAGTTGACAATTCAATACAACCGAAAGCGTCCTGGTGAAGTAATAATTATTGATATTTCTAGTGTTTCAATAAATGCTAGGAAAAAATGGGAAACAGAAGCAGATACATCTGAGACTTGGACTCCAATTGAGGATGTTTCAGAATCTTGGACAACAGTTTCAGTTTAAATACGTCTCTTAGGGGTAAAACATGGCAGATACAACAACCACGAATCTAGGCTTAACGAAGCCAGAAGTTGGCGCTTCAACAGACTCATGGGGTACTAAGTTAAATACAGACTTAGATACTATTGATGCGTTGTTTGATACTGGCCCTGTACTAAAGATTGCAAAAGGTGGTACTGGAGCTGCTACTGCAAGTGATGCTCGAACAGCATTGGGTCTTGCTATTGGCACTAACGTATTGGCCTATGACTCAAACTTGCAAGCCTTTGTAACAGCCTTCACATTGCCAACAAGTGATGGTACTGCTAATCAGATCATCAAAACAAATGGTTCTGGCACACTAAGTTTTACTACTGCTGCTACTGGTGATGTGACTTTAACTGGCACAGAAACCCTGACAAACAAGACTATTGAAGCTGGTGTGTTTACCAATGGTTACACAGAGGAAGTTAACACAGCGAACACTTCTACTGCCTACACAATTAGCTTGGCTAATGGATCTTTCCAGATTTTGACTTTGACTGGTAGTGCAACTATTACCATGCCAACTGCAACAGCAGGAAAATCATTCATTCTTCTGTTAAAACAAGATGGCACAGGTTCACGCACAGTAACATGGTCAACAGTTAAGTGGCCTGGTGGTACTGCACCAACCATTACTAGCACAGCATCTAAGCAAGATATTTTCAGTTTCTTTGCTGATGGTACAAACTGGTATGGAACAACTGTCGGTCAGAACTACACACCATAAGGACTGAATAATGTTTTCATCAGGTAAAGCAGCCGCAGCCTCTTCAGGAGCCAACTACATCGAGGATGTGTTCAGCACATACCTTTATACAGGCACAGGTGCATCCAACACTATTACCAATGGAATTGATTTGTCTGGAAAAGGTGGATTGGTATGGATAAAAAACAGAACAGGGGCATTTAACAATGTTTTGACAGATACTGTTCGTGGTGTTTCATCTCAATTAACATCTAATGGTACTGCTGCCGCATCAAATTACGGAGCATTTAGTTCATTTAATTCATCTGGATTTACTGTTTATACAGCAGATGCAACCATGAATGATGCATATAACTACGCCTCATGGACATTTCGTGAGCAAGCAAAGTTTTTTGACATTGTGACTTATACAGGGAATGGTTCTGCAAGGACTATTGCTCACAACCTTGGCTCTGTTCCGGGTTGCATCATGGTCAAGCGCACCGATGGGGTTTCAAATTGGTCTGTGTATCACCGCAGCATTGGGAACACAAAATATCTAAGTTTAAATCTTACAAACCCAGAGGAAGGTAATTTGTTGTGGAACAACACAACCCCAACAAGCACCTTTTTTTCAATCGGCAATATTTCCGATGTCAATACCAATGGTGCTACCTATGTTGCCTATCTATTTGCCCACAACGCAGGAGGCTTTGGCCTAACTGGTACAGACAATGTGATTTCGTGTGGGTCGTTTACTACTGATAGTTCTGGCAAATTCACAGTAGACCTTGGATATGAGCCTCAATGGGTTTTATATAAAAATCCAAACCTAACTCAGCCTTGGACTTTGCACGACACAATGCGTGGTTTTAATCAGTCAAGTTTTGTAATCTTGAATCCATCAACTAGTGCGGCTGAAGAAAGCTCTGCCACTCCTGCATATTTTGTACCTACAGCAACTGGTTTTTCAAATCCTGTAGCTGGTGTATTCAGCAACAATAACACCTACATCTACATAGCCATTCGTAGAGACCCGATGAAAGTGCCTACGGATGCGACTAAGGTGTTCAAACCAATAGCAGCAAATAGTGGCTATGACACGTTTCAGTCAACAGGCTTTCCAATTGATGCACAAATTGTTGGTTTTAGAGCTGGTTTATCTTTGTCACAAGCAGTTGTAGATCGGTTGCGTGGTGTATCTACTGTGCCATCAAATACAACATACAACTCTCCTTTACTTTCAACAAGCGCAACAACAGCAGAGACAACATCAAACACTTCTACTAATAACTGGAATAACACAGGGTTTAGCGAAAGTTTATCGTTGTCAATGAACGATGTTTACTGGAACTTCAGACGCGCCCCCGGCTTCTTCGATGAGGTTTGCTATACAGGGACGGGAAGTGCATTTACTCAAGCACATAATCTTGGAGCCCCGCCAGAACTTGTAATTATTAAAAACAGGACAACAGCGGGTAGCGGTTGGTCTGTACCAAATCA